GTTACCAGTTGTAACTGTTCCTGAAGAGTTATTTGTTGTAGAATCTACATATGCTTTTACAGACTGTTGCGTTGGTACTTTTGTAGCACTATTAGAAGCCATATTATCTTCGTCTACAAAGCTATCAATAGTTATTGAACCGTCTGTCAAGTTACCAAACTGCACATCACCAGTTACAGTTAGATCATCACCTACAGTAAGGTCATCAGTTACAGCAACATCATCTGCATATACTGTTCCACCGTAGTATCCATCTTTCCAGCGTAACGTTGTTTTACCATTGTCTATCAAGTTATTAACTTTTGGAAAGACTGCACCAGAGTCAGCTTCTAATTCATTTGATGGTCCAATCTTGTTAATTGTAGCCCCACCGCCTGTTGTACCATCGTGATTGTGACCTGTAGAAGCGTGCATGGCACTTTCTATTGAGTTGTATTCGTTGTTAAACAAGTCAGCATCAATAGGTTGACCGTTAGCTAACGCTCCTGTAGTATCCTGTCTAGTGTATCCATTGGGCATATTACTGTTCCTTACTGCCTGTCATTCCGTTTATATTCTAAAACACATGTGTCTAATGTGAAGGAGGGATTTGATGTTACATCTGCAATACGTAACGCTACTGTATCTCCTGACCCTATAATATTTACAGGGTATATCTTTTCTAGTGTGCCACCAAATGTAGCGCCCCCTGATGCTGCAAAGGTAACACCAGCACCACCAAAAAAAGATACAGAACTGGCGGTAGTTGTTATGTCTATATTTTCTGGTTGTAAAATATCGCCACGTGTTGCTGATTCAAAATCATACTTTACTCCAAAGTCTAAGTCAATAGTACCCTCTGGGTCTATAAATAAAACTGCTTTATAAAAAGTTTTTCTAATTTGTGGGTCATCAATGGGCATGAAAGCAGATTGAAAAATAGCTTCAATAGCTGTGCCATCAAACGTAGTTCCTGTATCCAGCGTGTATGCATAACCATCATTGTTTGCAAAAGCTATTGTCTCTGCAGCGTTTGTTATACTATAGGAACTGTCTATAACGTTTGCTTTTATTCCTTTAGTAGTTGACCACTCAATACCCTCTGCTCCTTGTGCAGATTTTTTAGTGGCTATCAAACCTCTAGCTGAAGAAACTGAACCAGATGAAGAATAAGAAAAAATCCTATACTGTGATTTTTCTCTTAATACGGTAGAGCAGTACGCAGTAGAGCCACTTAGGAAAGAGGAAGCATCTTCTTTTATTTTATCAGAAGCTACGTCTAATGCAAAGTCACCAATACGATCAGTAGCAGATAATAGTCTCAGTCCATCAGGAGCGAGATACATTATGTCGCCACCAACCTCTTGAACTGTATCTCCATTAATACAACCTATGTTTTCTGTGATAGGCTGTAATTGAAAGTCTGCAGTAGAGCTACCTGTTAATCTACTTACAGTATCCGTAGTAAAAACAATTAGTTGATCACGAAATACTACTAAACCTGTAGTATCATGTGCTAAGTTTATAGTACCTGCACCGTCAGCTACTGCAAAGTTATCTACTGTAGAAGGTGCTGTAAAGAAAAGTTTATTCTCTTTAGTATAGAAAGCTGTATTCTTAAATATTACTACACGTTCTGCGCCTATAACATCTGTATTTATATTTGCACTAGCGGCTGTTAAATTAGTTTGTGAGTTGTCTGTTGAATTATATATACTAGGATAACTTTTACCATCAACAAATACATATTTTTCATTTCCATCAAAATTAAACTCAGCGTAATTTACTTTTCCACCTAGAGTATTTGTTGAAACATTAGTAAAAGTCCACCGTGTACCATCACTATAGTAGTATGCAGTTTTATTTTCATCTGTAGAAAGAAGATCTCCAAAAGTAACAACAACATTATCAGACAAAGATTGAGCAGTAGAGAGGGTTATATTATTTTGATCTGTTACTGCAGACACTTCGCATGGTGCTGAAATTCCTGTTCCTGTTACCTGCATACCTACTTTTATATTTGTAACAAAACTAAGTAAAACATTATCAGCTACGGTAACACTAGTATCTAATACAATACTATTTTGGCTTGTTACTGTTTTTACTATGGCAGTACCAGTAATACCAGTACCAGTTACTATCATACCTTTAGTAATAGTTCCGTAGCTTGCGCCAGTGCCAGCAACAGTAACACCTGTTATTGGACCTTTTGCTAAGGCCGTACCTGCGATGGTAGCTGCTGTTATTCCACCTGATCCATTTATTGCAGTTATTGTAATAGTTGCATCGTTAGCAGTAGTAGCACCACCTAACTGTGTACCTACTACTTTAATTGTTTCACTAGCTGTAAAACCTGAACCTGCAGCACTAATAGCTACGGTGTATGTAGTACCTGTTTTAGTAATATTAAATGTAGCACTACTTCCAGATCCACTATAACTAGATTGTGTTGGGTTAGTGTATGTTGTAGGACCAATACTGCTTACTGTAACTGTTGCGTTATTTGCTGCAGTAGCACCGCCTAAGTTTGCACCTACTACTGTTACTGTTTCACCAACAGCATAACCTGAACCTGCTGCATTTACTGCTGCTGTATATGTACCACTTGTATTTGTTATGTTAAATGTACCACTTGTGCCACTAGCTGAAGCAGTACCAGTCACGCCTGTAAAAGTACGTATTCTATCTAAAGTTAGAGTAGTTGAAGTAACAGCACCGTTTACAGTAGCCGAAGCTGTATTGGTGTCAAGGACTAATGCGGTAGCAGATGATATAGCTCCATTTACAGTCGCAGTAGCAGTTTGTCTTTCTAGAACAGTAGCAGCATCTACTTTACGAGCAGCTATTGTTCTTGCGTTGGATACTACTTTAAGTCCTAATACATCCCCTGTTCCCGGAATTGCAAAGTTTGTAAACTTTTCGTAGCCTCTTATCTTTTTATAGCCACCTTCTTTGTCTACCTCAAAGTTTTGCAAAGTAGAAGCAGAGCCAACAGCATTAGTTCCTTGCTGTAGCAAACTCATGTTAGAGATTAAACCACCTTTAAATTCTATTGGAAATGTGTTCCAGCCTGTAGCCATTAGAAACTAACTCTTCTATCTCTTACTTCTTTGTAACGATTTATGTGTAAAGATCTTAAATATTTTATACCATCTTCAAAAACTGCCTGAGACATGTTAGCCATTTGTGCATCATTTCTAAATTGATATGCATAGAACATAGCACCGTTTACAATGACATGTCTGTAGGGTTCTGGTATGGAGGGTATATCATCGTGTGATTCTAAATCATAACCAAGTGTGTAGTATTCATAAACTAATGTATAAGCTTTATCAGGTTCAGGTACTAGTATGAACTCTCTGCTAGGAGTACGTACAATCTTTCTAGGGATACCCCTGTTGGATGTATCTGAGTCATACTCTTGGTCTACATACTTTTCTAAATATTCTTCGTATGTTATTTCTTTTAAATGTTCTGTTCCATTACCAAGTGTGGCACTTCTTTTTATTCTAAAAGACTGCATGTTTATGCTTTTAACATCTGCAGGAAAAGATTCTCTTGATACACCTGCAACTAGGGTAAGTTCATTCTCTATATGATTCCATGACCACTCAAACTCTTCTTGCTGTATATGTCTTATTGCAGAGTTGACAGCCTCTTTTACAAAAGTATAATAACCTGTAGTTGTTGCAAAGTTAGTGCTTGTTAGTTTGACTTCGTTAAGTCTTCCACAAACATCATTAACTAGGCCGATAAAATTATAAGCCATTCTTAACTACTCCTAACCTTTAAAAAGATATTTCTTTCAAACGTTGTTGAATCTGACGTAGTAATTCTACAAGTAACCTTATATCTTGTGCCATTTATGCCACCAGAAAAACGAGCAGTTGCTACTGTATTTGTATTAGTTGGTTGTAATAAAATTAAATCGCCACTAACACCGCCTAGTGCAACATTAGTTTCTAGTAATGTGTCATTAGCTAACCACACAACACTTGATATTGTTAAGTCTCCTAAGAAGCGCCCCCAGTCAACACTGAAATCTGCAACTTCATCTGGGTCTAAATCAGGCCACTTGTATGCCATACGAAATCCTTACCTACTTATATATACTTTGTATTCTTTATAAGGTACAATATTTACCGTTGCTGTTCTTCTAAAGTCTGTATTTAGAAATACTTTTTCTGGCGCTCTAAATATACCGTTTGGTATGTCTGAATCGTCATCACGCCAGTCTGCTACACTAGTACCAGCTACACCTGATAAGTTATGACCTATATTATACTTGGAGTTACTTACACTTGTAGTGCCTAAAGTTGTAGGAAGAGTAATCTGAGAATCAGCACTAACACCAATACCTACAGCGCCTGTTGCTACAAGTGTTGAAAGCTGGTCATTAACGTTAACACTAGTTGCACTTACAGCAGAAGTACCAGCTACACCTGTTGGACTTGTAGAAATATAACCATTACCATACAAACCAGTGCCAGCAGCAGAAGTACCAGCTACACCTGTTGGAGTTACATTACCGTCAGCATTTACAGTAGCTGTTGTTATAGAGTCTTGTACAGCACCAGTAGCAGCAACACCAGTAGCAGCATACGCTAGAT